CTTGGACCGTGCTCCGCGCAGGGGGTTGAGGTCCTCAACCGCACCGAGGAGGGCAAGGGAAGGCCGCATGACATGTTGGAACATCTGCCTGGACTTCTCCGTCTCCAGCCCGAGCGTTCCATCCCGTCCGCGGTAGAAGGAGACTTTGAGTGGCGCTGGGGCATCTTCCCGCCGGCGGGTCATCTCTGCGTCTACAAGCCAGGTGAAGAAGTCATAGCTCGCCGGAGCCTCTGCAAGGTTGTAGCAGACGAAGTCCGCTCCGAGTCGAGGGTCGGTGGGTGGGAGGGCTCGGCTACACTGAAACGCCTCCATCTTCTGCTTCAGCATATTCATAGCCCTGAGCATCAAAGGCTCCATCTCCTGCGCGCCGACAAAGTCAACGAAGGTTCGATCTGGCGACCGACCGAGTGCCAAGGCGGCGTAGTTCAACTGCCCCTTCCGGGCCTCCGCAAGCCAGGTCTCTAAGAGTTCCACAACCTGTCGGTTGCCGAACGCCCGTTCTGGTCTCTTCGGAAGCACGGAAGGTCTCCTAGCTTAACTCAGTTACTGCCCTTGCGGCCGCTCGATATACCCGATCTCCCAGGCGAACTGGGAGGCCGTGGTGTAGCTGGCAGCGTAGGTCCCCATGAGGAAGAACCAGCCAGGGTTGATCACTTGCGGGGCGCAGGCGATGGTGCGGGAGGAGACGAGGGTGGTCGTCCCGATCTCTGCCCCCTGAGACATCGTGTCGCCGAAGGTGAAGAGCCACTGGTCCAGCGCGACAGGAATAGCGCCGACGATCTGCCCGGCGCCGGTCTGGCGGTTGTTCGGGCCGCCGGTCACGGTAGTGTTCGCTCCGATGCTGATATAGGCCTTGGACAGCGGGCCATTATCGTTGACGTTGGAGGGGGTGAGAACCGTGCCTGCCGTGGTGAGCTTCGCCGTGAGGTTGTCACGCCAGAAGGCGTAGTTGAAGCTCGCCGGGCCGGTGGGGACGGTCACGACTGTGATCTTGATGTACCGGAGGTAGATATTCATCGAGTTCACGCCGCCGGCTGGCGACCACTGGTTCAAGATCACCAGATTCGGGTTGAGCTGGGTCTTCGCCAGGGTGTCCGTGGTGCCGGTATTCGCTACGCCTGCCACGACGCTCTGCGCGACGAAGAAGGAGCCCTCATCTGCTGCTGTGTTGTCTGGGTTGAAGATCGGCGCAACCTTCGAGGAGGCCGAGAGAGGGATGTTGACATTGCCAAGTCCGGTAGACATTTGATTTCCTTTGCTGTAGGGTAGAGGTTACGAGTCGGCGGCCGGGAGGAGGTATCCCGACTTGTCCGCGACGCCGGCGTAGTAGTTCTGGGAGAAGATGAAGCCTGAGGAAGCGGTGACGAGAATCTCCGAGGTGTCATCCAAGGCCTTGATCAGGTTCCTGGAAATCATCCCTGAGTTCGTCGAGCCGTTCGTCGTGATCAGAATACCCGTGGCCAAGCTCTGCGCCTGAACCAGATTGATGATGTTCTGGTCGAGGAGGAAGTTGGTTAGGATCTTGCCCGCAGAGATAGGGATGAGGGCTCCGGTGTCCGTGGTGAGGGCGGAGTAGTTGTTCCCTACAACCCTCACTCGGTCCTGGGTACCGGTTGGCTTGAACAGATTACAGACCCCCGTCGCGTGCTTCTGGATGATCGTGCTGTTAGTGATCGAGGCTTCATCCGAAGCGTTATCCGTAGTGCTCGTCGCGAGGATGCTCAGGAAGTTCAGCACAGCGGAGGTATCGCGGATAGTGCAGTTGTCCACCGCGAATCCTGGGGTCTGGGTTGTAACGGTCCCGGAAGCGAAGGTCATGGAGTTGTTCAGGAGGTAAGTCCCGACTCCGCCGGTGGTCCCACTCAGCTGCGACATGATCACGGTGTTGGCTGTGATCCCCGTACCCTTGATCATATTCCCGACGTAGAGGGTTCCTGAACCTACCGCCGAGACGGTCAGGACATTGCCAGTGATGCTCCCTGTCACCGATGCGCTCAGATGGGTGAAGAGCGTAGCGATGTTCAGAACGTTCGCCACGAACTGGACGTTCTGGAAGGAGACGTTCGCCCCGCTGATGCTCACCGTGGAGGTGGTGAGGGTATCAAGGGTGAAGAGGGGACGATTGCTCCCACCTCCAAGCCCGATCACCGCTACATCCGACACTGCCATGTTGAGGGCAGTAGCCGTAGAGATGAACTCCTGATGATTCGGCTTCACCATGACAATGTCGCCATTGCCAGGAGTACATGCTGTCACCGCGGCCTGCAGCGTAGCGAAGGGCCTGTAATAGGTCCCCTTATTCCCGTCCGATCCTACTGTCTCCCCTGGCTCCAGCACCCCAGAGTTGGAGAGCCAGAAGACTCTCCCTGGTTGGGACTGGAGAATGGGAAGCCCCCTCAGAGCAATGCCATTGGCGAAGCTCTGAGGGAAATTCGACATTAGTGGTGCACCCACTTGAATCTCCTAGAAAGGGCTGGAGAATCGCATCCAGCCAGTGCGTCTGCCCATAGAGGGCCTTTCAGGGACTCCTAACTCGAGACGTGTTGAACGCCCCCGTTCGTTACGTGAGGAATGGGGAGGACTAACCCTCCCCTCTTCCCTAAGGTGCGTTGCTCCCGAAGACCCCACGCGGGTCGGTCGCGCCGACGCTGAAGCGAAGGTAGGTGGCGGCCAGGGCGTTCTTGGTACTGAAGTCATTGTCCTGGTCGAACATCGGCCTATCCCGCCAGAACATCGTCATGCCGCCTGGGACGTTGGTCCGCACAAACCAGGGGTGGGCATTGGTGAAGTAGTGGCACATCTTGATGCCCTTGGGAAAGGCGTTCGTAGCCTTCAGGACATTGATGCTGTTGGTCGCTACATCGGCCTGGAGAACCGAACCGAGAATCCGATTCGCGTTGAACCAGTCCTGGCGGGACACGTGCAGGGACTGCTGCATCACGTTGATCAGGTTCCCGCGATCGTTCTGCGTTCCCATGATCTGGATGCAGATGTCTTCGAGGGAGGCCTCGGCGAGACCGGCAGCGGGGCTCAGCGCGTTGCTGTATGTCCCCCCAGTCGTATTCGTGTGGGCTGTAGAGATCAGCGCCACTCCGTCCCCTGTCGTGAAGTACGTCGAAACGAATGCGTTGTTGTAGAGAAACGCCGCCACGTTCTCGATCGTCTGAGTGATGGAGAAGGCATTTGCCTTCGCCCGCCGGGTCGCTACATCCTTGTACTGGTTGTCCCGCAGCTCTTCGTAGGTCACGATATAGCCGAGCGCGTAGGCAAGGTGGGTGTAGCGGGTCACGGGACCCTGGACTTCTGAATCGTAGGAGACGGGAGAACCCTGACCTTTGATCGGGGCAAGGCCGAAGGGGGTGATTTGCACATCCTCTTCATATGCCTTCTCCGAAGTGTCCTCGTCGTAGAGGTCGGGGTACTCCTTCTGGTGCTCGTCGTAGACCTGGCCCCAGATTTCATGGATTCCAGGCCAGAGGAGCTTGGGGTGCGAACCTGTGTTGATAACGCCACCGGGCATGATATATTCTCCTTAGTAACCCGCGACGCCAGTGCGGAATTGGTGGTTGTTAAGCAGGACCCACCACTTCGCGTAGGCACCAAACGTATTGTTCGGCTTCACCGCGAGCTGGAGGAGACGGAGTTGCAGGGCCGCTGTGGAGGCCTTAGTGGAGTTGTCGAGCATCCACCCAGAAACGAAGCCGTTGTTGGCGCCAGAGACGAGGCTGCAGTTCAGACTGATATCTGTCGCTGCGAGCTGAGTCCCCGTGCCAACCTCCTGAATTTCAAAGATGATATTCGGATCATCTGCGACCAGGATGTAGTAGGCCCGGGTCTTCGACGCAGGGATGACCACTGGGGATTCTTGAGGAACCCCATAGCTACCTCCGTAGACGCTCGCCCCGGCGCAGGAGACAACAACCCCTCCTACAGTATTCGTCGTGCCGGCGGTAGCTAGGATTGCTCCTGGAACCCCCGCCGCATCCCCTGTCCCATTCGGGATAACCGGATCGCCTACAGCGTAGGCGTTGTTGTCCGTCGAGGGGATGTGATACACCCGACCTGCTCCGTTGTACTGCGCGCCATTCAGGTAGCAGACGGGCGAGAGTCCCGAGGGCGCGTTGATATTTGCCATTAGATGGCTCCTGAGAAATAGGGGTTGGAGGCCTCCCAGCTCTTACGAGCGCAGCAGGCTTCAAAAAGATTCGGGCCGCAGTACAGCGTTCGGCCTTCTACACGAACAGAATACGTCTTTCTAGCTCTGCGCCACGTAACTCCAACCATACCAGTCTCTCTCACTACCTTCCTTTTTGAGGGCCGTCTGTTGTAGGCAGACTGCTGTGTCGTCGCCCAGCGGCAGTTCTCTTTAGAGTAACTACCATTATTATCTATTCTATCGAGAACGTGCCCCTCGGGAGGATATCCCATGTCAGCAATAAACTGCTTGACATAACTCCAAGCAGCGCAGACGTCAATACCACGCCCACCATAATTAGCATACTGTGCGTGTGCAGGGTCTACGCAGCGCAGATGCATATTCAGCCACGCTCCATAGGCCCGTCTGTATGGCTGCTTGCTTCTGGTCATTTGCCTCTACCGAGGGTGGAACATAGTGCGGGTCGGTTTACTCACATAGCGCTGCGCAGCGTCTTCGCCGGTCTCTCCTGTACCGCCCTGGAGTGCCCCGACTTGCCCCGTGCGTATGCTTCGTGCGATCGACTCGCTCCGTTCAAGACGAAGTTTCTCACCTAGCTCCCAGTGCTCTTTCTTAACCTTCATGAGGTATAGTCGGACAGGTTGCCCGTCTGCCCCTATCTCTGATCCTGCAATTACACTTACTCGTGTGCCTAGATCGGTAGAGCCGCTGTTCTTAGCGTCTCCTCCAAGATCATCTCGGTTGTTGAGGCGGGCCTCTTCGGGGGAAACGAAGGTATAGCCAG